TGTATTATCCTATTGATGTTGAGACAACCAACTTTCATCCTCTTTATGGCGAGGCTATTGAAAAGACTTTCTTGCCACCTGTTCGCGTGTACGCTCTCGTCGAATGGAACGCCTACAACACTGAGTTTACAAATAATGTAGCTGTTGATCAAAGAGTGGAGATTACAGTTCACTTTCACGAGAGAAGGCTTCAAGAAGATCAAGACCTTTATGTTAGAGTGGGAGACTTTGTCAACTACGGAGGCATCTTTTATGAGATTGCAGAGTGGGCAGAGCCAAGAAAGATTTACGGACAAGTCGAACACAGTATCGAGATATCAGCTAAGTGTATAAGGGCACGCCCAGGAGTTTTCAATGCCACTTAAAGAAGATACAGAATTAATGCCCTCAACGCTGGAGACAATTGATACAGCGTTCTATGACTGGGTTAACGAAACTCTAGACATTTCAGCAACTTCTAATAGAGGGTGGAATAAAGTTCCACTTATCTGGGTGTCTGCAGAGAGATCATTTCAGGTAAAGAACGACAAAGACCTTCGTGATGAGTTTGGCGTTTTGAAGCTTCCTTTGATTACAATAGAACGCACGTCAATTGTAAAGGACCCGGCTCGCAAGGGAAGCTTCCAGGCGAATGTTTACCCCACCGATCCAACAAAGGGGGGTTCAATAACATATGCTCGCAGGATAAATCAGACAAAGACCGCCGATTTTGCCAATGCAGATTCTTATAAAACGGTGCCGGGATTCTACTCTCAGGGAAATGGCTTCGGACAAGAAAACTTCCCATATGATAACAAGAAGGTTGTTTATGAGTTTACCACAGTTCCATTGCCTGTTTACATTAACATCACCTATAGTATTACCCTAAAAGGGGAATATTTCCAACAGATCAATGAGATGCTCACTCCTTTTATAACGCAGACCGGTCAAATCAACAGTTTTTATATTAGAGCTGATGGTCACAAATTCGAGGCATTCCTCCCGCAAGACTTTGCACAAAATAATAACGTTGCCACCTTGGGGGATAGCGAAAGAACCTTTGAGACCAAAATTGACATTCGAGTGCTCGGATATCTTATGGGCGCGGGCAAGAATGATGAGCGTCCCCGTGTATCGTTTAGAGAGAACGCAGTCGAGGTAAGGATACCAAGAGAGCATACTATTTTTGGTGATATTCCAACTACTGTGTCGGGAGCGTTTTATAGAGAGTAAATATGGACTTTGCCTCTACGCCCTACTATTTATTACGAGAAGCCATAACTAGTAAAATACTATAGTGTGCGCTATAAGTAAGGAGAAAATATATAATGGCAAGTGGAGCTAGCAAATTTAAGTTTATTTCCCCTGGTATCTTCATCAACGAGATTGATGAGTCTAAACTACCAGCGGACCCCGCTGTCGATCCAGGACCTACCGTAATCGGTCGTGCCCGCAGAGGTCCCGGCATGCGCCCTGTGACAGTATCATCTTTTGATGAGTTCGTCCAGACGTTCGGCACCCCCGACCCTGGTGCAGAGGGCGGCGACAACTGGAGAAGTAATGATTTTGATGGTCCCACTTATGGCGCTTATGCAGCACAGGCATGGCTCGTTAGCCAGCAGTCACCCATTAATTACGTTCGTCTCCTCGGCACCGAGAGCCCTCTAAATGATGGCACCGCCGCAGCAAAGGCTGGCTGGACGACAGACAGCAGTATGCCAAATGATGAGTTTGCTTCCAACGGTGGTGCCTATGGACTCTTCTTAGTTGATTCTGGATCAGTATCCTCAAGCCTCAACATCTCAGGACTCGCAGGACCCGGCGCTAGCGGTGCCGGCACGAACAACCCTTTGACCGGAACACTTGCCGCAGTCTGGTATATCAATGGTGGCGGTATAGCCCTCTCTGGCACTGTTATTGGCGGCACCGCCACCGCAGCGCCAGTTGGCGATCTCACGGCGTCTGCCGGAACTGCAATTCAAGCAGGCTCTGACACAGAAAAGCTCTTCACGCTAGTTGTGAAGGACACAAGCGGAGCCATCACTGAAAAAACATGCTTTAACTTCGACCGCGCTAGTGACAAGTATATTCGTAAGGTTTTCAACACAAACGCTGCCCAGACAAACTCCGACCTTGTTGTCAGCACGTCCCCGAGCTACTACACATACTGGCTTGGTGAGACCTATGACCAGATGATCACAGAGATTGTTACGGGATCTGCGCCATATGGTGTTATTCTGCCACTAGAATCTGGCTCATTTGACCACGCTGCTGCCGGCAAGAATAACAAGGCTGATATGAAGAACGCATACGTCAATGCCGAGACGCCTTACTTCTTCGGACAGGACTTGGGAGAATATACACAATATGTCGAGGCTAGCCAGCAACAGTTGTTTAAGCTTGTCGCCTTAGAGCTGGGTGAGTCTGCTCATAGATACAAGGTATCAATCGCAAACATTACGGCTGCTCCCTATCCCGAGATCGACCCTTATGGTACTTTCTCCGTGCTAATTCGTCGCTCCGAGGATTCTGACGCCGCTCCTGTCATTGTCGAGAGGTATGACGAGTGTAACCTCAATCCACTCTCAGATAATTACATCGCCAAGAAGATCGGTGATCAGTTCCAGACTTGGAACGATGATGAGGGTCGCTTCCGTTATTACGGAGATTATCCCAACCAGTCAGACCTATTCCGCGTCGTCGTCGATGCGGACGTCGAAGCGGGAGGTTCAACAATTTCTCGCATGCTTCCAGTTGGATTCCTAGGACCGCTTCGTTACGAGGGGTTCTCCATTCGTTCCGCCTCAATTGAATTCGGTTCTTTTGATGATGTCTTCAAAGCTGACGGAACCAACGGCGTCCCTACGGTGCTGATGGACACCCTGGTCACCGGCGGCGTCGGCATCATGCCTGATGCAGGCGCCGGTAACCTCCGCCAGGGCAAAGCAGTAACGTGTTCCCCCGGAACACTCGCTGCAGTTGCACACGATTCTTTCTGCGGGCGCTTCCTGTTCCCAACATTCCAGACAAGAACAACAGCTTCTATCGCTGCTGCGGGCGGTGAGGTAAGAAACTCTTACTTCGGTGTTCGTGCTTCTAGAACAGCTGACTCAACCACCTTCGATGAAAGCTGGTATGATCTCTGTCGCCCATTGCCATTCGGTAGCTCTTCGCTAAGCTCCTTCTCAACCTCAGGTTACGCTGCTGGTGCTGCCTTGGAGAGAGGTTTTGTCTTCTCTCTTGATAATATCGTGCAGAATGCGAGTGGGTACATTTATGTCTCTGGCTCTCGCGTGAGAGGCGATTCAATGACAGCTGGAGCTGGTTTAAGTTTGCGTAACCTCCTCACTGCCGGTGTCGCACAGTTCACAGCCCCTGTCCACGGTGGCTACGATGGTCTAGACATCACTGAGCGCGAGCCTTTCCGTAACAGCGGCATCGCTGCCTCAGCCACAGTTCGCACGAACTATGCTCTTAACACTCTACAGAGAGCCGTCGCAACAGCTGCTGACCCTGAGAGAGTGGTAACAAACCTAATCACTGTTCCAGGTGTATGGCGCGCACAAGTCACTGATGACGTCATCAGCACTTGCGAGGACCGTGGTGATGCCCTCGCCCTCATCGACATCGAGGACGCAGGATATCCGCCTGCAACAGAGGGCACGAGCTTTGACACCGCCGAGGAGCGTCGTCCTGACGTCAACGGCGCTGTAACCAAGCTACGTAACAGAGTTATTAACTCCAGCTACGCTTGCACCTACTTCCCCTGGGTCCGCGTTCGTGACCCCGGAACTACAGCTGTTATCTCAATGCCGCCCTCAGTCGCTGCTTTGGGAACCTTCGCCTCATCACAGGCGAAGACAGAGCTTTGGTTTGCCCCTGCTGGCTTCGTCCGAGGCGGTCTCTCCAACGGCGCTGCTGGTCTCCCAGTCGTCGGCGTAAACTACCGACTTACAGCGAATGAGCGCGATGAGCTATATGGAGCAAACATTAACCCCATCGCTCAGTTCCCCAACGAGGGTATCGTAATCTTCGGTCAGAAGACGCTACAGATCACACGTTCTGCACTTGACAGAATTAATGTACGTCGCTTGATGATCTTCGTTAAGAAGGAAATCTCAAAGATGGCAACCACTGTCCTCTTCGATCCAAACGTTGATACGACATGGGCACGCTTTACCTCTAGAGCCGAGCCTTTCTTGTCAAGCATCAGGTCACGCTTCGGTCTATCAGACTTCCGCGTTGTTCTTGATAGAACCACAACGACTGACGATCTAGTTGACAGAAACATCATGTATGCGAAGATCTTCTTGAAGCCCACCAAGGCAATCGAGTTCATCGCACTTGACTTTGTTATTACACGACAGGGCGCTTCTTTCGATGATTAAATCGAGAAAGCACTATTTAAAATTAAAGGAGATATTTTAAAATGGCATTTTGGACAGACGGATTAGCCCCCGAGCCGAAGAGGCAGTTTAGATTTAGGGTGCTCGTGCCCCAGCTACCCAACGCGGGAACCTGGTATGCACGCAGTGCCACAAAGCCCACGTTCGCTGTATCACAGTCAGAGCACAAGTTCTTGAACCACACTTTTTACTACCCTGGCTCTCTTACCTGGAACTCAGTGACAATCTCCTTTGCTGATCCTACGAACCCCGATGCCACAGGCGCCATTCTAGGTGTCTTGGCTAAGAGTGGGTATAATGTCCCAGCAAATATCAATGAGGGCGGTGCACTTACCACTCTTGGAAAGTCAAACTCAGTTCGTGCCCTCGGACAAGTTCAGGTCGAGGCTCTCAATGATGCAGGCAAGGTGATTGAGCAGTGGACGCTTAACAACGCCTTTATCGTAGGCATTAGCTTTAACGACTACGACTATAACGGCGAAGACATTGCTACAGTTGATATGGAGCTTCGCTATGACTGGGCTTCCTTCAACAACTCCATGGGTCCAGCTTCCGCTGAATTCGGCGGACAAAGAAAGCTATTTGTCCGTGGCGATGCTACCCCCGTGGACTCATTTCCCGGTGATGGCATCTCTTCTAGTGAAGTAGAAAACACATAGTTTTTCTTAACATATAAGCCATAATCTACTATAATACTCTTAACAGAGAGGTGAAAGTTGCCAAGAAATAATACCCGGCGCACGGGGAGCACGCCAAAGAAGGAGACCCAAGAGGTTACTCCCGCTCCCCCTACGTCTGTCTTGGATTTTGTTAATCCCACAGAACACGTAGCCCTTCCAAGCGGTGGTCGCTTCTATGATGAGGACCACCCGCTTCACGGACAAGATACCGTTGAAATTCGATTTATGACTGCAAAGGATGAGGATATCCTCACCAGCCAGTCACTTCTCAAGAATGGCACAGCACTAGAAAAGCTAATGCAAAACATTCTTGTTGACAAGAGGATCAATCCGTCTTCTATGCTTATCGGTGATCGAAGTGCGATCCTTATCGCTGCCCGAGCTACCGGCTATGGCAAGATGTACCAGACCACCATAACTTGCCCCTCTTGTCGTGAGTCTTCAAAGTTTTCTTTTGATGTAACAGACTTTGAAGCAACCGAAGGTGACGAGGAGGCTCAAGAGGAGTTGGGTGTTGCCGTGACGCCCG